CGTAGTCCGACTAGTCCAAGGCGCTTTCACAGTACAGGCACAGGTAACGCAGTGAGTTTTACTATAACCGTCGTAGATAACATTACGACTTTAGGAATTACCGAAACTCCCGTTATTATTTCCGAACAGGTTGCCGGTATTGCTGGAGCCAAGGGCGACACTGGAGCAACAGGACCCACTGGACCCACTGGACCGACTGGACCCACCGGACCCACTGGCGCTACCGGTGCCACTGGAGCAACAGGCGCCAAGGGCGACACTGGAGCAACAGGCGCCAAGGGCGACACTGGAGCCACTGGAGCCACTGGAGCAACAGGCCAAGGCTATACACAGAAAACCACCGCTTGGAGCAGTGGAACTACTTACGCAGCCTACGACGTTGTTTATTATGACGGCTCGAACTATGTGGCGTTACAAGCTGGGAGCAATAAGAACCCGAAAACCCAGACCGCGTACTGGGCGTTATTTAGTCGAGGGTTTGGAACCCCAATTACTTATAACGTAAACGATACTTACGTACCCGGCGACGTAGTAAGTTACCAAGGCAGTAGTTACTATAATTTAGTAACTTGTACAGGCGTAACCCCAACAAATACTGCCTATTTTGTTATTTTTGTATCCAAGGGAACTACTGGCGACACTGGCGCTACTGGCCCAACAGGACCGGCAGGACCTACAACGGCAACCGTCGGCAACGCGGTACTAATGTCCACAGTAACAAAAGCCACGAATAACAACACGCCCGAAGCAGTATTCAGAACTTCCGGCGGTACCGTTAGTTATTTCAATGTGGACCCAGATACCACCTATTTATTTGAGGGTATGCTCCAGTTACAGACCAAAACTTCCGCAACTGCCGCAGCGGCCCGATTAAGCCTAATTTATGTAGCAACAGGATCAACCAGCACACTAACCGAGCAGGCTAGCCGACTTATTTTCAATACTAACCAGACTTCAAGCACTTATGTAGGCGTGGGTGGTATGACAGACGCAAGTAACACGAATTGCGACGGAAGTATTACTAGCGCTAGCTCGATTAGTTACCACATTAAATTCCGTGGCTTTATTCGCACTAATGCCACGACGGCTGGGCGCCTGAACCTTGGAGCCACCCAGTCAGTAGCAGGAACTAGCGCCGGCCCAGATTTTGTGCTGGGTTCCTATATCAACTTTTATAAACTGGGTTCGGGCGCTTCCGCTCAATCTGGAACTTGGACTTAATAGCGACACGCCAAAAGAAACTAAATACGCCACAATTATTAGGCGTATGTGGTATTGGACTTATAAAATACGCGTATGGGCTTACTTTCGGCACTACGTCTACAAAGTGTTTTGGAACCTATGGGTAAGCCAGATATTACGGCGGCTATTTCTAATACCGTCGAACCTTATGTAAATAACCTTGGCTGGACTAACTACGCTATGGTTACACGCGCCGACGCTATGACAGTACCAGCCGTAGCACGTGCCAGAAATATTATTGCCGGAACTATCTCGACTTTACCGCTTTCTACATATCAGGAAGCAACCGAAGCGGAACTACCAAGCCGTCCAGTGATTAAACAGCCAGACCCAGCACTTCCGCGGTCCAATACGCTGGCTTGGACACTGGACGACCTTTTATTCCACGGCGTCGCCTATTGGCAAATACTTAGCGTCGCTATGGAGGACGGCCGAGTAACTAACGCTCGACGAATTGACCCAGTACGCGTAAGTATGCGAACCGACCCAAATACCCAAATTATTCAAGGCTGGACCATTGACGGCAAAGAAATACCCTTTAACGGTATTGGCTCACTAATCGTATTTTGGGGACCAGATGAGGGTATTCTTTCGCGAAGTGGACGAACCATTAAAACCGCTATCGAACTCGAAAATGCGGCTTTACGTATGGCCCAAGAGCCAGTACCTCAAATGGTTATTCGAAATGAGGGTATGAACTTACCCGAGGACCAAAAGGAAAGCTTACTTAACGCTTTCAAGCAAGCCCGACGCACTCGCGCTACTGCCTACGTCGAGGGACCAATTAACTTAGACGTCGTAGGTTTTGACGCTGCCGCTTTACAGCTTGTGGACGCTCGCGCTTATACCGCTTCCGAAATTGCCCGAGTAATGGGAATTCCGGCTTGGTACATTAACGCCGAAAGCGCTAGCAGTACTTACAGCAACGTAAGCGCCGAACGTCGTAGCCTTTTAGATTTTTCTTTACGCGTGTATATGGACGTAATCGAAAGCCGACTTTCCCAAGACGATATAACGCCACGTGGCCAGTATGTGGAATTCGAGTTAGACGACTTTCTACGCGGCAACCCCACGGAGCGCGTAGACGTCCTAGTAAAACTTTTAGACGCTGGGATCATCTCATTAGACGAGGCCCGAGCTATGGAAGATTTAGCACCGAGAGGAAATAACCAAAATGTCGAATAAAGACTTTATCACTTTCGCCGCCCACGTAATGGGCGCCAACGAAGCGACGCGCCAGATTACGGGCCTAGTAGTGCCTTTTGGTAAAACTGGAAATACGTCCGCTGGGCCAGTAGTTTTTGAAATGGGTTCAATCGCTAACCCGGACCCGAAACCAGTTAAATTTCTTTTACAGCACGACGCCCAACGCCCAATCGGCAAAGCCGTCGAATTTCAAGTAACACCCGGCGGAATTACCGGCACTTTTAAGGTTGCTAACACTACGGCAGGAAGCGACGCACTTGTAGAAGCTGCGGACGGACTTCGGGACGGCTTAAGTGTTGGCGCTCAAATAGAAAACTACTCAATGGTAGACGGAGTAATGAGAGTTACCGCTGCCAAAATTGTAGAAGTTAGCTTGGTACACGCGCCAGCTTTTAGCGACGCGCTTGTAACAGACGTAGCGGCGAGCGAAACAGAAGTAGACGCCGAAACTACAACCGACGACACAACAGAAAAAGAGGAAACCGTGTCAGAACAACCAGTAGAGGAAGTAGAAGCCGCCGCCGCGCCAGTCGTACAGGCAGCAGCACCTATTCTCACCGCACCACGTAGCCCAATCGTAGACGGTGCTACTTACCTAGAACACTCAATTAAAGCCGCTCTTGGTAAAGACGAAAGCCGCCAGTATGTTATGGCAGCCGACGACAGCCTTAGCACGAACCCAGCGTTTAACCCAACCGAATACTTTAACGAAGTAGTAGGTTCGGCGCAGCGTAAATTCGGCCGTCCAACTATCGAAGCTTGCGGCGGCGCAACCGCTCACCGCTTCATCGGTAACACAATTTCTATTCCTAAAATTACAACGGCGCCAACAGTGGCAGAAACATCAGAGGGCGGCGCACCAAGCGAAACCGGCGTTACCTCCAGTTATCTATCGGGTACCGCCAAAAAATACTCGGGATTAAACCGCTTCAGCGTAGAACTTTTGGACCTACAAGGAACCCCAACTTTCTACAACGAACTAATGAATGAAATGGTGGCAGCGTACGCTAAGGCAACTAACGCCGCAGTAATCGCAGCCATTACCGCAGGTGGTACACAGGCAACAACAACAGCCGCAACCGTCGCAGGCCTTCAGGCTTTCGCAAGCAAGGAAGCCGTAGCCGCTTACGCAGGCACCGGTAACTTCGCTAACGCTTACGTCGCTGGCGCGTCACAGTGGGAATTGCTACTTAACGCAGCAGACACCACAGGCCGACCAATCTTCAACGCGGCTATGCCACAGAATGCGGGCGGATCCGTTTCACTAGGTTCAGCGCGTGGCAACGTATTCGGCCTAGACCTTTACGTAGATAACGCTATGGTAGCGACCACCATTGACGAAAGTGCTTTCATTATTGCGCCTGACAGCATTGGTATTTACGAGCAGGCACCACGTCAGCTCCAGGTAAACCAGTTAGGCAGCCTAGAGGTGGAAGTATCACTTCACGGCTACCTAGCAACGATTATTAAGCGTGCTAGTGGCCTACGTCGTTTTAACCTAACCTAAGCGACAACCTTAGACCGGCTGGCGCCTAGCCTGTTCCCTAGGCGCCAGCCACCCACCTAAAAAGGACTTACTACTAATGGCAAAAATAGATTTAGACGAATTCCGGGTAACGCTCGGCGTCGGCACTCTATACCCTGACGAAATGCTTCAACAGGTAGCAGACGCAGCGGACCAACTCGTAGACGGCCTTTTAGATTACAATTCGTCGAGTATCTGGAGTTACGAAGTAGATAACGCGAATAAAGTCACCTACTACACGTACAACAACCACTATTTCAACACTGGCGATAGTGTGACAGTTAGCGGACTTAGTGGCGTATTCAATGGAACTAAAACTATTACCGATAGCGGAAACCGCTTTTTCACCGTTGCCGAAACTCACGCCCAACTCGATCCTCAAAAAGTAAAACCTTTTGCTCGGGTAATTTTGGCAAGCCAAGCCGAATTATACGATTTGGTGCCAGCAATTCGAGAAGCTGCGCTAGCCGTGGCCGTAGAGATTTTTCAACAGCGAACCAGTCCGGGCGGACAAATACAGGCAGTGGACTTTACGCCAGCGCCACACCGCTTAGGCCGCGCACTACTAACCCGAGTAACTGGCTTAATCGCTCCATATATGAATATGGGGGGTTTTGTAGGTTGAGTTTAACCAGTACACGCCAAGCCCTAGCGGCGGCGCTAAAACACTCCAGTTACTCTGTATACGCGTACCCTAACGAAACTATGATTGCGCCAGCCGTCGTAATTGTACCGGGTTCACCGTATGTAAAAATAATAAATTCTGTTACTACTACCGCTAACTTTTCACTAGCTCTAATGGTAGTAAATAACGATAACCAAGCCGCGTTAGTGAACTTGGAAAAAATGATAGAAACCGTCTACTCGAAGTTACCGGACTGGGTAAGTGTCCTAGACTTTACGCAACCGACTAACGTCGAAGTAGGATCAACCGAATACTTGACTAGCGATCTAGTCATAGAACTATACGTAACGTAAGGAGTTACACCAAATGGCAAGAGTATTTACCACAGGTAAAGGCCTGACTATCACTATCGGCGGCGTAGATTACAAGAATATTGCTTCGAGTGTTGTATTGGCCGAAACCATTAACCGCGCAACACTAGAGCCAATTAGTGGCCAGACCGACGTCTACATCAGCACCGACGCAACCCTAACAGTCGATCTTTATCAGGACTGGGATAGCAGCGGTACTGGCACTACTTCAGTATGTAAAGCGCTTTACGAAGCGGCAGCTTCCGCACCAAATACCGCACTTACTTTTAGTTTCGCTACTTCAACTAGTGGCCAGACTTTCACCGGTAGCGTGTACCCAGAAAAGCCGGGAGTAGGCGGTTCATCAACCGAAGCACTAACCACTACCGTGACTTTCAAGGTAGTCGGCGGAGCAGTAACCAAGGCCTAATAGCCAGAAACGGAGCAGGAAATGAAAGTAAAACTTAATCACGAAAAGACCGAATTAACGGTAGACCTAGACCAGACTTGGGTATGGGTACGGTTAGAGGACGATTTGGGGCTAACCGTATCCCAAGCCCAAGACAAAATAGCCGACGGCAGTACCAAGGTTATTAGTTATGCTCTATGGCTAGCCAGTGAAAGCCCTAAAGATTACAAGGACTGGGTAAAAGGCTTAAAGGATTTTGAGGTAATACAAGACTACCCAAAAGCCACCGACGAGGAAGCCTAAACCGCGCCCTCATAGATTTAGCCATAGGCACTGGAATACCGTTATCGGACTTGAAAACTTGGACTATGACGGATATTAAAACCGCTTGGGAGATTTTAGACAGTGCCGAACAATAGCGATCGGATTACGGTAAAGCTCGAACTCGACGAGGACGATTACCGTACACTTATGGCCGCTTTTCGCACTATGCCCAAGGAAGCGCAGGACGAATTACGTATAGTAAATAAACGTATGACGTCGAACTTAGTCCAAAAAATGGTTAGCGCCGCAGCTTACGCACCGAACCCACGCCAAGCGCTCATAGTCGCTCGATCTATGAAAGCCAATAAAGACCGAGTACCAAGTATCACTATCGGTGGAGCGCGTAAAGCACCAGTTAAACGCAGGGCAACAGCAAATAACCCTAAACCCACTTATGGCGAATTACTTTTTGGTACAGAATTCGGCGCAGTACAGCCCGGACCTAATACTTTCCCACAAGGCGGCCGCAAATTTCCAGCCTATTCGGGACGCTTTAAGTCGGGTAGCCGCGGCTACTTTATTTTTCCAACATTACGTAAAGCCCAGCCACAAATTAGGCGTGACTTCCTTTACACAGTGGATAAGATTATTAAAAAGAAATGGTAACTAATGGCTAATATTCGTACACTCAAATTAAACCTTTTAGCGGATACCGAAAATTTTGGTAAAAACCTTAAAAAGGCTAGTGGCCAGTCTGATAGTTTCGCTAAAAAACTTGGTAAGAATTTCGCACTGGCTGGCGCGGCTATTGGGGGCGCGGCTATTGCTATCGGTGTAGACGCAGTAAAGGCTGCTATTGACGATCAGAAAAGCCAAAAACTTTTAGCTGTAGCACTCAAAAACACCACTAAAGCAAGTAAGAACTCGGTTAAAGCCGTCGAGGACTGGATTAGCGCCCAACAAATGGCTTACGGCATTAGTGACGAAAAATTACGCCCAGCACTTGCGAAGTTAGTCCGCGCCACTGGGGACGTCAGAAAGTCGCAGGACCTACTTAGCCGCGCTATGGACATAAGCGCAGGCACCGGTAAGGATTTAGGCGCCGTTACGGACGCGTTAGTTCGCGCACAAAACGGGAACCTATCCTCACTTAAAAAACTTGGTATTCCTTTAGACGACACAATTATTAAAAATAAAGATTTAGCGGCGGCGCTCAAAATTGCCGACGACCGTTTTAAGGGCGCAGCTAAAGCCGCAGGCGACACTATGGCAGGCAAGCTTGACAAGTTTAAGATTTCCGTTGATGAAGCCAAGGAAAGTATTGGAAACGCTATTCTCAATGCCTTACAGCCTTTAGCCGAAAAGTGGCTTCCTAAAATTTCTACCGGTATAGGCCACTTTATAGAC